TTACTCCTTAGAGCCACCAAATTTGTTACCGATTACTCGCATTGCAGCCCCACGAATAGCATCGACACCGATCAGCCCCACCCCACCACCAATGGCAACAGAAAGTGATTTAGGCCATCCGACATACTCAAGAGCGGATGCAAAGGTCAGCGTCAGAGCGCCACATAGCAAAATCTCGAGCGTTTTTCGCTTCCAGCCACCACCACCGCCAAAATAGGCGATGCGCAAACCAGCCATAACGATCGACATAATCACTGCACCCAGCGGTGTGTCTCCACGCCACCAGCTCTGAAACAACTCCAGCCAGTCCGGCCAGGTATTTGGGTTATGAGGCATTTCGTCATCTCTCACCTCGCGATATTTGCGGGTGCTGTGTTGGAAATAAAAAGGCCACGCAACGTGGCCACCAGAATTATTTCCCCACCAGTTCACTTACCTCTTTCACCGTCTGATTAAACCGCTCTGACTCAAGTTAAACACCTAACGCCCGACGCCCCAGCGCCATTGCTGCTTTTATTGTGGAACCGAATCCCATAAAGAAATCAGCAACCAGATCACCAGGTCGACTACTGGCATTGATTATTTGCCTGAGCATATCCGCCGGTTTCTCGCACGGATGTTTACCCGGGTAGAACTGAACGGGCTTATGCGTCCTGACATCGGTATAAGGCACGGAGACTGATACGGAGAAATAGCGCCGGTGAGATTTAAACTCATCCAGCAATTCAGAAGATTTGCAATCAGTGAATCATGAGATACCACCAACTGGTGGTAGGATTGTCTCAACTAGTGAGCTTTATACATTTAAGTGCGATGCACAGATAATAACCACGCCAATGGAATATCACACACAAAATTGATAGAACACTAACAATAAGCCACAAAATAATTCACAATTTATTTTTACAGTGGATAAGTAGCAAAGTAGTGAATGTGAATAACGGCTAACTAAGATGAAACAAAAAGCCCCACAATATGTGGGGCTCCTTCGCGATTTATAGTAAAATAATCGATTCTCTAGCTGAAAAAATCTTTAAAAATTATCAGCAATACGCAAGTTTTTTACCGTCATCCGGTACTAGTTTGATCACTACACCAGGATTCTTACGCTCTAACATCTGAGTTTGACTCCATGTAATACCAAAGGTTTCCATTGGAGATGCATTGCCAGCAAAGAGTTCGGCGACGACTTTAGCTGCCTCAATCTCTATCTGCTCATGATGTTTCATAAAAATCCCCTTGTTCAGCACTAAGCTGTAGTTGCTTCTTTGAAGCATAAAGGCAACAAAGTTTGTTACCTGAAGATGTATAAAGTAAAGCGTAGTACATTTTGTGTGTGCTTTGTGTGGATCCAGATTGCATCAACTAAAAGAGGTTTTCAATACTTTTGTAATGATTCTGGAGAAATTAAGAATCTAACTCACACTGATTGGTTAGGTAAAACGCTCCTAAGCACCATTGCGCAACCACCTCGTTCGTAATCAGCAATGTACTCAAAACCACTTTCAGTATAGTATCTTATTGCCCCATCAACTGGACTAACTAAAGCTATCGAATCAATAGATTCACCCTGAAGGTTCAGAAATCGTGCATATGCAGAGAAGCAATCCAAAACGATACCAAGCATCTGATGGTCTAGGTCTTCATGTGCATCATTACGTTTTTCCATCCAGCAAATATGCACCGCATTTTTCGGCTTACAGTAACACCCAAATGCAAATCCAATAGGCTCCCCACGATAATAAACAACTAGTTTTATCGGGTGTTCTTCCATCATATCCATAAACACTCGCGACTTTAGTCCGGGATCCCACCGCAGTTTATTGTTAGCCTTGAGGAACTCCATATCTTTTAGTACCAGCTCGTCGGCATATACGAGCCCTAACGACTTATGAGGGAAGCGCCCTTTTAAATACTCTGCAACATTTTTAAATACTGCTGTTTGGAAGGCTTGAAACATCATGTCGATCCAGACGAGACGAAAGTTTAAATTCTACCTACTCGCCGAATACCATTTCAATGCCACACATCTAAAATTCCGAAAAAAAACCCGCACATCAGCGGGTTTTCTACTTTTTATTAAAGCCGGACACACAATGCCTATCATTGAGAAAATATTATCCATTTTTTTTGAAAAATGCAAGCATCATGTCGCCATTTTCGTCGAAAATCATTCATCTCGTCACTTTCCTCAATTGTGTCTCAGCATACGCTTCTTCCTGCCAGCACTTTGTAACCAGTTTATCAATGACATCTGCATATCCTTTGTACCACTGATAATCCGTCAGGTCTGGTACCAGCTTCTGGACATGAAGCCGCGCCAGTGTGGTTGGTAAACGGCTAAACCGGTTTCCATTGCAACGCCCACAAACCTTATAAACAGGCGTGCCATGAAGCCTGGTTCTTTTTTCATCCAGGACAATACCTTTACCCTTACACCCTCTGCACGCTGTGCTGACTTCTCCCTTACCATGACAATGCTGACACAGTTCCTTCACCCACTCTTCCTTGATAACAGATTCCCCGCTTCTGGAGTGTTTCACCACCTCGCGCAATACATCATGAAATCCAGTACCAGCACAATGCTCACAGCGAGCCTTACTTGCCGCAGACCTGGAATAATCAGCAAAGGCAAAATTCACAAGGTAAGGAATGATCTGTAGCCGGGTTTCTTCACTCAATTTGTTCAATGTCGGGTTATCCAGTGCCATCGCGTAATTGAGCAGACCTTCAATCGCAAACTGAGGATCCTGAACACCAACTTTTGCCAGGAATAAGGCAAACCCAAGCGGTGCTTTCGACTGCACCATCCCCTGCGCAGCCATTACATCCGTAATTGTTAAACCACCAGAGCCTGTCGCCGGTGCGTCATCGCTCAATTTTGGAGATTTTGGGGAGTAATATTTCGGTAAGGCTTCAAAGTTCATGCTCGTTCTCCACTTACGCCAGTACGCCTATTGCCAGCGCACGATCGATAAAACGAAATATCAGCTCCAGCTGGGAGCCATACTTCTCTTCAAATGCCACGGTATCCGCATGCAGCTCGTCGTGATGCTTTCTGCACAAAGGCAACACAAAGAGGTCATGCGCTTTTGTACCCATTCCTCCCTGACCGTGACCTATCAGGTGGTGGGGATCATCAGCAGGCTTTCCACAACATGCACACGGCTGTGTCTTAACCCAGCGCGTGTACTTTTCATTAACCCAGCGGCGACGTTTTGGGCGTAACATAAAAGACTCCGGCGACTCAGGATCCACTTTCAGCGCCAGCACCTTTTTCGCTTTATCCTGGATGATGCTGGTGGCAGGAACCGAAGGCACAAGGTCACTTTCCCGGGTAACAGACGGCACAACAGGCTTCGGTAATCTAAGTGCCTTACGGGCTGCACTTTCCGGTAAGGCATCCGCCAGGTCATTACGAATCAGCCACCAGCACAGTTCCGGCATTGTCACAACGTGACTGTCATCAAAACCGAGATCCCGACGCACAACAGACAACACCCAGCGGGCACAGTTATCCGTTGCCATTGATTCCAGCCGTTCCGTGAACTGATCGCGCAGCTGGTTATCGCAGTGCCAGCACAGACGGATTGCGCCCGGAGCGTGTCGCATTGTGGTCATGTTCTCGCTGTGCCAGTCGGAATGAGGCCACTGGCAGCCTTTTTCACGAAGTAACCAGCTTTCAAGACATTCCACGCCACCAGCACGACGGATCACTGCCTCATTGCGGAACACGGCCCGAACGGCAGGATCATCCGCCAGCGGTTGTGATGCCGCCGGAACGGCACCACTGGCGAAAGATGAATAACGTTCCGGCTCAGGCTCCAGCAGGACACGCCCCTGCATAAACAGGGGCATCAGCTCTGAACCTGGCCTGAACAATACGATCCCCATACGCGGGGCAATTTCAGGAGTCAGTAGTGCTCTCACGGTCACCTCAATGAACGGTATCGAGCAGCTTTAACAGCTCAGGGAATCGGGATTCGAAGAAATGCGGCTGCGTCTCGCGCGGATTTGCGGGACTGGTGATGTTCTTGCCGAACATGCAGCCTTTCGCTGTCAGCGACCAGAATTTTTTGATGTTGTTAATCGCAGTGCGGCTGTATCGTTCACGTTGTTCAACGATCCCCAGCTTCGCCATCTGGTGATATGCCTGATTAGCTGTCAGGCGGATACCATACTGCTTCAGCAGTGCACTCAATGATAGCGTGGGGCGGCTTGAGCCATCAGGCGCGTCAGCAGGAGCATCAATGGCATAGCGCGGTGCCAGATTCGGTAAGCCAACAGCCTCCTGGAGTTTCTGACAGGCACCAAGCACTGAAGAGTTAGACAGGTTTAACTCCCGGCGCATAAAGTCCAGCAGGATCACGCCAGCCTGCATCTTGTCAGCAGCCTGTCCGGATAATTTTTCCGGTGCGCTGGTTACCATATCGAAAGTACGGATCACCTTCAGATGGAATGACGGGCTGATCCACATTGCATAGGCATACACCAGTTCCTTGCAGACATACGTTCCCCGTTCATTTCCCCCATGAATCACACTCACCGGGTCAACACCCAAATTCTGGGTGTTGGTCAATTCATGAACAAGCTCAACAGTTTGTTGGCTGGAAAGAAACTTTCCCGGCTCCTTGGTTCTGGCATTTGCACCAGATGCTACTGCTGCGCGATGCAGATCGTTCAGGCTGTAACGCCCATAAGCATCACGACGAACTTCAATACCATCAATGACCATCAGATTATTCATACTTCGTTTCTCCTCTTAATCAGGCGGCTGCACCCGCCGTTTTCTCGTACTTACTGATAGTGATCTCGACCTTCCCTTCCGGGATAACCGGTCCCCACTCCACCAGCATTCTTTTCACCTGACTGTCGTCTTCCCACACACCCGCGTGGGTCAGGGCGTCAAACAGCGCCTTGTTATAGTTGTCCAGATCGCGGATCCGGTTATCCGGAGGAAACAACACGATCTCCACTGAAGCAGGTGCCGACGTTGGTTTCGGCAGACGACGTAACTGCTCAACTATTGCTGCGCACGCCGCGCTCTGGAATTTTCGCCCCGCCGCGCTTATCAGGCTCTTACCAGCAAACGCCCCTTTGTTGGGGTGTCGCCAGTACGTGTTCACGCTGGGCGGAAAAGGCAGGATCAGCTTCATACTTTCAGGTCCCTCTCATGTAACCAGTGGGTTGCACGCAGCCTTGCGTTTTCCTCACCGGCAAGCAGTGCGCGGATAATCCCGACCGCCTCGCTGTCGTCGTCCTTCACCGCGATATGAAGCGTTATCCCCCGGGCCACGCCACGCTTTATCGTGATGACGCCTTTTTTCTCCAGTGCGCGAAGATGCTCCACCGCTGCATTCACTGAACGGTATCCCAGCATGGTTGCCACCTCCTGATTGGTTGGCGGGAAGCCACGTTCTTTCTGATAAGAAATCAGCATATCCAGCACCTGCTGCTGGCATTGAGTTAACGTCGTCATGCCGCCATCTCCCTGACCAGTTTTTCTGCCTGCTGGCGAACCTGCGCCAGAAAGGCCTCACCACATGCCTCAAGTTCATAGCGCCCGATGTAGCTGATTGCCGGTCCCTTCCAGGTCTTGTCGAAAACAGCAATAGCACCAGCGAAGAAAGCGCCTGTCGGCACCTGCTTCTCATCCTTCGGGATAAACCAGGCAGGCAGTTCAAAACCAATACGCCCGCGAATAAAAGCAATATGATCTGCATCTTCCGGCCACCACACTTCGCTGGTGGCAGCTTTGATCAGGAAAACATAGCGCCCGCCTTTATCACGCATGGCACTGGCATGCTTCATGATGTAACGCATGCCGGTGATGTATTGCCCCTCATGCTGACTGGCGCGGCTGTATGGGGGATTACCAAAGGCAGCACCTTTAAGCTCCGCAAGACGTTCTGACCAGTCATGCGCCAGCGCGTTGTCTTCCGCAGTGTAATAAGCGGCACATTTGGCGTTATCACCGTCAGTGAACAGATCCAGAACAAACGGGCCAAACAGGGTGTTAATTCCCCAGAAAATGTTGTCCGGCGTGCGCCACTGATCGCCCACTTCCTTCAGTTCATGGGCTGGTTTGTTCCGCAGCTCCACCAGCGCCTGGCAATATTTATTACTCATTAAGCCCCCACGTAATTCCCTGACAGATACCACTCTTCACCCGATACAGCGCGCTTGCTGCTTTTCCGTAAGCACCGCTCACGACGCGCCAGAAAATTGTTTCGTTCTGGCTGGGAGTGGCTTTCACGGAATGCCGCCATCCACACCGTTGCAGCACGACGGTATAAGCCCCTGGACTCCAGTTCTTCAGCCTGGCGGGTCAGGCACAAAATCACCCGGGGATCGTTAGTGCCGACATAGAAATTGCGCACAGGTCTGGTTTCACGAACTGGTTGTGGTTCCGGCTCCTGCGCTCTCTCAGTCAGGCGCGGGAAATGTCTGCGTGTATCCCCTTCACAACGGTGAGCCACACGCCCACTCTGACGTAACTTGCTTGCAGACTGCAGAACGCGCTGCCGTGAGTAACCTGCAAAAGCATCCGCAATGTCTCCGGAAGTACAACCCGGATGGGCTTCAATGAATTTCTGAACGTCATTCAAAAGACTCATGCTCACCCCCTGAATCCTGCCGGGATCTGGCTGTAGTCCACGTTGTCGTAACTGGCTTTGAAGTACGGGTCCTCGCGTTTTTCGGTGTACGTGCTGACGGACGGCGATAAGCGCAGGGAAAGCTCATCCCATTTTTCCCGCAGCTTCGACGGGCTGAGCACGTTACGGCACCAGAACGGATCGCGACTGACGCGGCTGTACATCTCGCAGATTTGTTTATGAGTACGACCATCCTGCACACACATCAGGCGAATTTCGTTTGCCCAGGCTGTCCAGTTCGGTTCTTTGGGACGAACCACCTCGCCGTCACATTCGGCGGCATGCTCGTACAGGGCGATGATTTTTTTCCAGAGCCACTGTGCACAGGTCAAATCATCCTGCGTCCCCCACTGGCGCTTTTTAGGGCTGAATACAACCGCATCAGGATGGCGAGTTAAAAAATCCTGTTCATCCGTCTGCGTGTCCGGTTGCGAAGCGTCCGGACGAGAAGGTTTTTTATCTGACGGATCATGTTTTGATTTTACTGACGGATCCCCGCCAGATTCTGACGGGTGAAAACCCGCTTTTTTGCCAGATTTCGACGCATCAAATTTTGACGGGTCAGATTTTGATGCGTCAGATTTTGACGGGTCAGAATCTGACAGTTGAGAAAATGCCGCTGCCTGAAGCTTCGCAACGTTAAGCTGATAAACATTCGACGCATTGCGGTTACCCTGGCGACGCGCCTTACGCGTTAACCAGCCTTCTGCTTCCAGCCGTGCGATAGCCGTTCTGACGGTGCTCATCCCCGCGCCAATCTGGCGGGCAATGGTTTCAATTGATGGCCAGCACACACCTTCGTCATTACTGAAATCAGCCAGGCGGGCCATAATTGCCACGCTGGATAACTTCATGCCTGACGCAGCGCAACCATCCCATACATAGCCGGTTAATTTAGTGCTCATGACCGACCTCTATTTCCCTGAATTTACGACGAAACTGTTCGAGCGGGCTGAAGCACTCATGCTCATAGCCTTCGCGGAGGTAGATAACCCGTTGTGTTTCCGGTTCCCAACGAATGACTCTGACGGGCACTCCGTAGTGATCTTTGAACCAGCGGTTAACTTGTCGCAAAGGACTGTCTCCTTTTGCCTGTTGAAATCACCCACAGCCCACTCTGCAAAGCTGTGGGTTACAATTTCCCTGTCACCTGGTACATTCACTGCATAGCAATACTCCACCTTCGCTTTTCCACCCGGTACAGGAAGTGCAATCAGTTGCGAGCGACGGTAGTGTGTTGTTAAACTGTTCATGCGTTAGTTTCTCCACAGTCACGACACGCCACGGCGCCCGGAGCTGCACACTCGCGGGCGTCATTACTTTCTGAAATGCAAAAAATTTTGTAGACCAGTGCTGCATGCTCCTGCAGCTTCGAAATTGAGAGGTACAGCTCGTCGTTAATTGCTGTCTTCTCATGCGGTTCCACTACACCGTCTTCAATTGCTGAACGAATCTGTTTTGAATAACTGCCGATCTGTTCAATGACCTCCAGCAGGCGTTGGTTGATATCGGCGTTGTCCACATCCTCGACATCAGGAAGAGACACAAAGACGCCATTTGCAGACTGCGCCACAGCGTCAGCAATGAAGTGAGTTCCACCAGCACGTTGCAAAATCATTGCCCATCCCAGCGGGAAAATCTGATCGCCATCGGCACGAAGGCGGTTAAATAATGCGTTCTCTGTTACATCCAGCCAGTCAGCAGCTTCAGCGTACCCCCCCGGCAACGCTGCGATAGTTTTTCTGACAGCTTTCACGTACCACTCAGGCTGTTTTTCTACTTTCCAGTGATGCTTACCCACGGTTCACCTCCTGTTCCTGTGGTTTAAACCCATTCTGGTTTTGGCTAGATTGAAAACGTGCCGGATAAAGAATCTGCATTTCGCTGACTTCACCCTTAAAAAAATTGGCTAAACGTTCTGCAAGCTCGATAGATGGAATCTGCTCCAGCCTCTCAATACGACTCAACGTCGCTGGATTGACTTGAACACCCGCAGCAACATGCTGCAAAGTGAAACCATGCGCCTTACGCACATTTCGTAATGGTGATTGCATACGCCCTCCAAATATTGCGCGTTATGCATGTTATTTCACGCAATTATTTTGCGCAAGTTGATTTGCTTATCACGCAATAAAGAAATGTAATAAACGCATGAACATAGGAAACCGAGTCAGACAACTTCGCCAAGCGAAGAACATGAAAATCGCCGATCTCGCTGAAGCGATAGGAGTAGATGCGGCGAACATCTCGCGCTTAGAAACGGGTAAGCAAAAACAATTTACCGAACAAACACTGAGTAATATTGCCAAGAGCTTAGGTGTTGATATTGCTGATCTCTTTACCTCTGCCCACAAAAGTAATACTGTATATAAAAACAGTAATAATGAGGATGTTGCGCAGGTGAAGGATGTGTTCCGTATTGAAATGCTGGATATCAGTGCCAGTGCGGGAAATGGCCTTATCCAGGGCGGTGATGTCATTGATGTGATTCATGCCATCGAATACAGAACTGATAATGCTGTATCAATGTTCGGCGGACGACCAGCCAATCACATCAAAGTTATCAACGTTCGTGGGGACAGTATGTGTCCAACCATTGAGCCAGGAGATCTCATCTTCGTTGATGTCAGCATCAATCAGTTTGATGGTGATGGTATATATGTCTTTGGTTTTGATGACAAAATATACGTTAAAAGACTTCAAATGATTCCTGACAAACTGCTGGTGATTTCTGATAACCAGATTTACCGTGAATGGGGAATTACTAGCGAAAACGAACACCGATTCATGGTCTTTGGAAAGGTCTTAATCAGTCAGTCGCAAACCCTTAAGAGACATAATTAACCTCAATATCCCATCCATCGGCCACCGAAAGGTGGCTTTTTATTACCTATAAATTTGCATATCTCGCAAATACCACTTGCATATCTCGCAATTTAATTTTATCTTTTATTCCAGACCAACTACAGGATTACAACAAAATCTGGTTGCAACACGGTGCATGTGTCGTAAGCAGTCAGTAAATGTCAAAAACGAACAGGCAGGACGCCCACGAAGTAGCCGCCTGGGGCATATGAAGTCCAGGATGATTCGTTGAGTCATGTTGTGCCACTAGGCACTCATGTTAAAGCAGGTGTATGAAATGAAAGTCCAGATTTTAAACAATAACTGTGAAGTCGTTTGGTCATACGACATAGCCGCCCCTGTAGATCAGAGCGGCGATAGCTGGACCAATGGGAAACATCAGATTATGGCTGGAGTTGTGTTCTCTTTACGCCGTGCTTTAGAACAGGCTGAAGTCTTTCCATCAGACCCTGAATGGAAATGGCCTTTTTCTATTTGTCCAAATTCGGAGAGTACATTTCAGAAAATTGGTCAGAAAGTCGCACTCGAAGAGCATCAGCCAACTGTTTCCTGATTTTTTCAGGTAACTCGTCGGCATCGCAGAAACAACAACGCTCGATCATGTTGAAAGCCGATTCGTAGAACTGTTTTTGCTGAGTGTCGCTGAGACAGGAAAAGAGCGACGTTACGATGATTTTATTAATTGCATTATCAAGTTCTTTTTCATCAAAAGTCATTTGATTTTCCTTTTATGTATACGGGCTTAAAAGGATACCACCGAGCCTGAAGTGGTGAAAAGACAGGCACATAACAGCTAAGTATTTTCAACCAGAGAGAATCCTTAGCGTTGTGGTGAATGCGGCTCAGCGCACGCGGGTTAAGGTTGAGGCTGACAGTCGACCTTCTGTGGATACCCACCCGCCTGGTGTGCAACCTTCGCCAGGCACCGGGAGGCACCCGGCACCACAACTTTATGCTGTGTGTAGTCTTAGCGGTACCAGCTTGTACCCTTGCTTCCGGCTGGTACCGTCCTTTTTACAAAACAGAGAAGAGCATCACCGGACGACGGGCTCATAACCCAATCCATCCGGGCGGCTGCCACCGCAGGTGTTCTTCTCTGTTTTGTGGAGAAACTAACCGCCCCTACGGGGGCATTTATGGAAATGTAATTGACTCAATAATCGCCGGACGGTGAGGGCTTCCTTTTACCCGAATTCAGCGCGGTGCAGCGCATATACGTGGAGAACAAAATGTCATTTATTAAAACTTTTTCCGGGAAGCATTTTTATTATGACAGGATAAATAAAGACGACATCGATATTAACGATATCGCGGTTTCCCTTTCAAATATCTGTCGCTTTGCCGGTCATCTTTCGCACTTCTACAGCGTCGCCCAACATGCGGTTCTTTGCAGCCAGCTGGTACCGCAGGAATTTGCTTTTGAAGCATTAATGCATGATGCAACAGAAGCGTATTGCCAGGACATCCCCGCTCCACTGAAACGCCTTCTTCCTGACTATAAACGGATGGAAGAAAAAATTGACGCCGTAATCCGTGAGAAATACGGGTTACCCCCAGTTATGAGTACGCCCGTGAAATATGCCGATCTTATCATGCTGGCAACCGAACGCCGCGATCTCGGGCTTGATGATGGCTCTTTCTGGCCTGTACTGGAAGGCATCCCGGCAACAGAGATGTTCAACGTGATTCCACTGGCACCTAGCCATGCCTACGGGATGTTTATGGAACGTTTTAACGAGTTATCGGAGTTACACAAATGCGCATGAATGTTTTCGAAATGGAAGGGTTTCTTCGCGGGAAATGTGTACCGCGAGATCTGAAAGTGAATGAAACAAATGCTGAGTATCTGGTGCGTAAATTCGATGAAGTACGTGCTGAGGCTCGCAACGAGGGTATTAACTATACCGCAAGCCGTCTTGCTGCTGCTTTCAATCACGGATTTATCAATAAGCCTTTGGCTGAAGTTTTCGACGTTACACGCATGATTCTGTCAGCAAAAGAAGAGTTAGCTAATGAATCGCATCCGATTGATGGCCTGTCCGGTGAATATGCAGAGAAATCCCTTGAAGAATGGGCGGAACGGCTTCGCAAAGGAGGCAGCCAGTGACTGGACATGCAGCAATCCTCGACATGTGCTGTGGCAGTCGCATGTTCTGGTTCGATAAGAATGACGACCGGGCGATATTTAGCGATATCAGAAAGGAAGAGCACACATTGTGTGATGGACGACGCCTGATTATCAGTCCTGATCTGATAGCTGATTTTCGTGCACTACCATTTGCAGACGCATCTTTTTCGATGGTTATATTCGACCCTCCGCATCTTGAGCGTGTTGGTGATAACGCCTGGATGGGAAAGAAATATGGACGGCTGAATAAAGATACCTAGCGTGATGATTTGCGGCAGGGATTTAAAGAAGCCTTTCGTGTGTTGCGTCCATCCGGCGTTCTGATTTTTAAATGGAATGAAACGCAAATACCTGTTCGCCAGATATTGGTACTGACCGACAGAAAACCTGTTATCGGTCAACGAACAGGAAAAAACGATAAAACCCACTGGATTATTTTTATGAAATAGGCATCCAGTGAGTAGGTTCGTAAGGTTACAGATACGTATATCTGAATAATTAAATTCAGTTCTGTAAATAAAATTTAATCCTTAACCGGAGGGATTCCTGCACCCTCAGAACATCAGGAGACCGCCCGAAAGGGCGGTAATGAAAAATGGCTGAATTAACCAAATGGCTACAAAACACGATTACCGGAATTGAAACGGTAGTAGACGATAAATCGTTTGTATGTGATGAAATAGTATTCAAAATCGATGTGGTTAAAAACGTACTTACCGCATTTAAAGTCGCGCTGGTATCGCTGGAAGTATTGATGATACTTTGTCGATCAGCGATGCTCTCTCAGAACTAAACCATTTCATTAACCGGCACGCAGACAATACGAAATATTTAAAAGTCTGGGGTAACGGGGCCACCTTCGACAACGTAATTTTACGTGGAGCTTACGAGCGAGCAGGACAAATCTGCCCGTGGGCGTACTGGAATGACCACGATGTACGCACGATCGTTACGCTTGGGCGTTCCATCGGATTCGACCCCAAAATGGACATGCCTTTCGATGGCGAACGGCACAACGCCCTGGCTGATGCCCGTCATCAGGCAAAATATGTTTCCGCTATCTGGCAGAAATTAATTCCTGCCACCAGCACAGAATTATGATTTTCCCGGGTGCAGCCGGTTTTGATGGAGAAAATTATGAACACCTTGTTTTTACTGATGGCTGAATTCAATACCCCAAACATTGAACTCTCAGCAGTTAGCCAAAAGTACTTTGGTATGAGTCCAGCCACGGCAGAAGCAAAAGCAAACGCTTGTAAGTTGCCCGTTCCAACATATCGCATCGGCACATCACAAAAAGCAAAACGTTGCATCAATATTCAAGATCTTGCGGAATACATAGACAAAAGGCGAGAAGAAGGACGTATCGAGTGGGAACAGGTCAGAACAGTCAAACAGAAGGACAAAGAACATCACTAAAGAAAAAACCCGCCTGAAGGCGGGTTTTCAAAAAGCACCAGCTATGATCATGCTGCTTTGCGACGACGAAGCTTACCCTGCTGCTCTTTACCAGAGACAGTAGCGTGAGTGAACGCATTAGGAGCAGCCTTCATCAGAACTTCAACAGCAGCACCCATACCTGCGAATGCTTTCATTGTGTCGAACTTAACCTGTGGCTTGGTTGCTTTTTGATCTTTCATAGAAAACTCCCGAGACAGTAAAGGCGTCTCTAACCCTTTCTTTAAAGCTAGCTTGTTTCGCTAACTTATGCCAATCGATCATGTCGATTGGTGACATCGTTTCTTAGTAGTTTAAGCACAAAACGACTGCCATAGATGTACCTTTAAGGTAATCTGGACGGGTATCCTACAATTTGTAGACCCTTCTCGTCTATACCTACTGAGCAAATTTAAGAAAGATATCCTGCAGCTCATCAATGACTGCCGACATCACATAACCGCACTGTTCCATGCGGAAACCAAAAGACTCGTAATACTGCACCAGTTCTGGTACTGGCTCTACAATGTGGACAACTTTACATTCAACAGCTTTACAAAATATAAAAGCACTCATAAGAGTGAGTAAAACCATGCGCCCTTTCAATGGGTGAGATTCATCTTCTCTAGAAAACCTTTCGATCATATGGATACGAAAGATGTTTTCTTCAACCCCATAAACACAAATTGCTGCTCCTGATGGTATTCCCTGAACCCGACCTTGCTGAACAAGTTTTATGCAGAACTCATACTTTTCTCTGGAGTTGCCATAGGTACTTAACGCATAGTCCCATTCAAGCTCACCATAGCCACCACACAGAATCTTGTAATCATCATCACTGAGCGGACCAACAGCAAGAGGTAAGCCGACATGATCAATAATCAACTGGATATTGTTACGTACTGATTGACCTATCTCGTCCAGGGTAAGCATCATGGCCTCTCAAGCGGAACACTAAAAGTCGCATTATATCTCATTCTTAAGCCGCGTATGGATTACACCTTGAAATGAAAACGCCGGGTTCCCAATAGGCTCCCACAAAGTATATAACTATTTGTTTTTCAAAAACGGTACATCCTATCGAGCATTGGTGCAACGCTAAACCGACCACTCCAGTGAACGTCAGTTTTTTCAGGCATTGCGCTGGTTTGGTTGATTTTTTGCATTTCAGAATTACCGTGCATTTTCAAATGTAGAGATTATTTTATCGATATATCATGTGGTTATGTTATTCAGCATCACTGTTCAGGAGGCTCAATAACGGGGTACTATACCATAACAACAGGAAGCGCCTGTCTCATTGCAAAAGAAAATTGAGATCCTCTCAAGGCATGAAGCTCTCACGAAGTGAATATCTAATCTTATTAGATGTTAGCGTTGTGAAAAGCAATGATAAACAATACAGATTCGACGATAAATAAAAATCACACATTAAACTCCGGTGATATCTCTCCCTGCTAATAGCACTGATAGAGAAAAAAAGAACCCAATAAACATTGGGTTCTTTTATGTAATACCTTTCATACCATCGAAGAACTTCACATATTATTTCTCCGATTTAACCCCGAATAAATCATAAATTAATTTAGAAGTGCCTGTATATATTTTAATCTTTTCCTTTGAGTTTGGGTCAAACGACTTAGCAAAGTCAATTAATTTCGGTGCAGCATCTCGCATTTTGCTTAAAATATCAGGGGCGAGCGTTCCTTCATTCACCAGATGTGACATCTTATCCAGATAGCCATCAAAATTCATTTCTCCCCCATCTGCCAGACGCTTCATCTCTCCCAGGTACTTCTTCATATCACGTTGAGATAATTCTTCAAACTGAGCTTTCAGGTAGTTATCATTATATTCATTAATATTCACTCTTCCTGCAAAATCTGAGTAGACACTAGAATATGAAAGGGAAATTAACAGCGAAGCAAATAATTTTAAGCTGTTGTCATCATGTTCCTGGCAGGCATTAACAAACGTTAAGAAACCAGAACCTATTGCTTGCAAATGTATATTCGCTAAAGGTTCATTATCTTTAGATTCCTCATAAAATAGCTGAACCGTGGAGGGAAGACCATTCTTGGTTTCTACATCAAAAGTACATCGTTCTATGAGTGTCGCATCTTTATTATCCTCGGGATTACATATACTATTAATCGCGAAATGAAAAATAGCCCTGTCAACAACTGATGCAATAAATTCACGATCGTTTAATTCCTCATCAGTACAATCTCCAATATACTCATTGACACACATTTTGAGATCGTTTATTTGCTTAATTAACGTCACATTTTTTTCACGTGCAGTCCATAAATTATGAGTGATTCTTTGAATAAATAAATCTATTTTTGCAATAATTATATCCCGATGACGCATCGTTGAATAATCAATAGATTTACCATATATACTATTTACTTTACCTTTGATTGCATCTTCATTATCGAATTGATTTGAATTGAGTGTTTTATTAAAGTATCCTGTTGCACCGGGTATTATCTTTAACAT